ACACGAAGGATTTAGCTGATGCGAAAAAGCAGCTTGATGATCTGCAGCGTTGTGTTCGCGATGGCAAGTGTGGGCTGCACGTCAACGCCAGATGTCCCGCGAGCGGAGCGACCAGCACCGGCGGCATGGGCGATGCTACCGTCCCCCGACTTACTGACTCCGCTGAACGGGATTATTTCACCCTCAGAGAGCGAATCGTCACAGTGACGAAGCAGATCGGCTATCTGCAGGAATACATCAACACGCAGTGCCTTAAGTGATTCGTCACCCAAATAACAGAGCCTGACTTCGGTCGGGCTTTTTTATGCCCGCAGTAAACCGCGCACCGCAATGCGCACATAACCACACCGAACCAACCACTTTGAAATGAGCCCTTGAGGAAGTCAGTTTGTGCTGGCGAGCCTTCGGTGGGCTGATTTCCATTGCGGCAAGGGTTCATCTCAAAGAAAGGTAAACGCTATGAATGTGATTCCACTGAATTACAAAGGTGAAGCTGTGCGCTTCAATACCGATGGTTGGGTCAATGTCACTGGCATTGCTGAAAGATATGGCAAACGCATAGATAACTGGATGCGCCTGGCAGAAACGCTCGAATACGTCCGGGCTTTAGATGAGGCGCTTACGGGCGAAGAATCTCAAATTTTACATCCCTCACAATCGAGGTATGTAAAAACCAGTAGGGCGCGAAAGGACAGGGGTGGCGGGACGTGGCTACATCCCAAACTCTCCGTTGCGTTTGCCCGTTGGTGTGATCCTCGATTTGCTGTGTGGTGCGACCTGCATATCGATAGCCTGCTTCGCGGTGAGCTGACTGAGCAGCAGAAGTTTGAGCAAGCCTGCCGCATTCGCGATGACCGGCAATCAAAAGCCAGTAACGGGGCCCGCGAGATGGCTCGCTGGAGATGGGATAAGCCAGGCATCGAGGCAAATGTTGAGTTCTGGCGTGAGCAACTGCAGCTGACACTCGATATTGCCATCTAAACGCCGTGCTTAATGCGCAGCGAGAGCCACTTTCACAACGGCTTTCCATTACAAAGCTCACCTGCTGGTGGGCTTGATAATGATCTGTGTAACCCCGCAAGGATGGTGATCACATCTTGCTGACGGGTAAGCCGTAAGTGGCTAAGCACTTCTGAGAAGCATGGCAACAGCTGCGACAAGGTAAAGAGGTAATCATGTCAGACATCTACCAAATCACGTTAACCACCCAAACAGACGAAACCTTCACGGGCAAGATGTCACGACGTCAGCCTGAGCTGGTTAACGGCTTTGTGCCGCTGGCGACGGAGACTGGCGAGTGGCTTTACTTTGCTCCGGCAGATGTGAAGCGTGTGCAGTTTACGCCGGTACCGGCAGAGCAAACCGAACATCCAGCAGAAGAAACAACGGAGTAACTCATGAGCAAAACAGTAACATTCACCTCAAAAGTATCTCTTCGTCCATACATGAAGCCGATCCTGGTGCTGTCAGCCTTACTTCGCTGGGACTGGTTGACTAACAAGTGCTTCAAAATCGAAACCGTTACCAGCGACACGGTGCAGCTTTAAGGCGGAGTAACCCATGGTTAACGATGACGAGCGCAGGCCATATCCGCCAGTTAACTTCATCGCCTCCGACAACTGGCAGCCATACACCAGGCTAATACCTGCCAATGAAGTGCATGAGTGGGTAAGCCGCCAAATCCTCAGTGATACCGGAAGCATCTACAACCCTGACCATGAGCACCTGCTTGAAGCTGACCTCTGCTTTATGTGGGCGTCTGACTCTTTCGCGAAGAAAGGACGGTATGTCCTCGGTCAGGCCGAGCAGGTAATGCTGCGCGCCGGTGGTTGGCAGAAAGCCAGAATGGAACAGCAGATGCATGAATGGTTCGGGCGAATACCGAAGTTCATCATCACGCTGGCAGCCGATTACTGCTCACAATGCAGTGACCTCGAATTCTGCGCACTGGTAGAGCATGAGCTTTACCACATCGCCCAGGCCACCGATGATATCGGCGCTCCGAAGTTCAACAAAGAGACTGGGCAGCCAGTGCTTACACTGCGCGGCCACGACGTCGAAGAATTCACTGGTGTCGTACGTCGCTACGGTGCCAGCAAAGAAGTTCAAGAGCTCGTTGATGCGGCCAATGCGCCAGCAGAAGTGGCTCACATCGATATAGCCAGGTCATGCGGGACGTGCATGTTGAAGCTGGCGTAACGCTTTATTCAGATTGTCATGGAGGTAGCCTGTGGCAGCATTATCGACAGAGGTTAAAGCCTTCATCGTTCAGTCACTCGCCTGCTACGAGACCCCAGTAAAAGTCATTGAGCTTGTAAAGGCTGAATACGGCATTGATGTCTCACGACAGCAGGTGTCGCAATATACGCCAGGCAACGCAATGGCGGCCAAGTTGAGCCAGAAGTGGATTGACCTTTTCAACGCCACCCGTAAACGATTCCAGAATGAGATCGCCGACATCCCGATCGCAAATAAAGCGTACCGGTTGCGCGTTCTCGACAGAATGGCGACCAATGCTGAAAAGATGAAGAACTACGGCATGACCTCGCAGCTTATCGAGCAGGCCGCCAAAGAAATGGGCGATGCCTACACTAATCGCCAGAAAGTCGAGTATACAAGCCCTGATGGCAGCATGACGCCGCAGCCAACAATCATCCAGCTACTGCCTGTTGAGCCAAAGCATGAGTAACGCCGTTCAATTGCCGATCCCCGCGAAGCTTGCGCCACTGTTCACCGCGGTGAATAAGCGTTACCGGTGCTCGCACGGTGGACGTGGCAGCGCCAAGACGCGCACATTTGCCCTGATGACTGCCGTAAAGGCGTATCAGTCGATGATGAACGGTGAAAGCGGCGTAGTGCTCTGCGCGCGTGAGTTCATGAACTCGCTGGAAGAGTCGAGCATGCAGGAGGTGAAACAGGCGATCCTGTCTGTTCCATGGCTGGCTTCCAACTTTGATATCGGCGAGAAGTACATCCGCACCATCGACAAGAGCGTTAACTACGTGTTCTGCGGCCTGCGGCATAACCTCGACAGCATCAAGTCGAAAGCGCGCATCCTGCTTTGCTGGGTAGATGAGGCTGAATCAGTCAGCGAAATAGCCTGGCAGAAGCTGAGCCCGACCGTTCGTGAGGAAGGCTCAGAGATTTGGGTGACCTGGAACCCGGAGCGCGACGGCAGCGCAACGGATAAACGTTTCCGCAAAGAAGCCGGCGACGACTGCATCACCGTTGAGATGAACTATACGGATAACCCGTGGTTCCCTGACGTGCTTGAAGGTGAGCGACAGAACGATCAGCGCCGCCTCGACCCGGCGACATACGCATGGGTGTGGGAAGGCGCTTACCTCGAAAACTCTGATAAGCAGGTCCTGGCCGGAAAATACCGGATCGCTGAGTTCTCGGACCAGTTATGGAAAGAGGCCGAACGCCTGTTCTTCGGAGCTGACTTCGGTTTCGCGAAAGACCCGAACACTCTGGTGCGCTCGTTCATCCTGCATAACCGGCTGTACATTGAATACGAGGCATACGGGCAGCAGACAGAGCTCGACCACATGCCAGAGCTGTATGACACAATTCCCGGATCGCGTGACTGGCCCATCAAGGCCGACTCTGCGCGACCTGAGACAATCAGCTATCTCAAACGGCAGGGGTTCAACATCTCCGCCGCCGAGAAATGGCAGGGGAGCGTTGAGGACGGAATCGCCCATCTTCGAGGTTTCGACGAAATCATTATCCACCCGCGTTGCAAGAACGTGGCGCGAGAGGCTCGCATGTGGTCGTACAAAACGGACCGCATTACTGGCGAGGTTTTGCCTAAACTCGCCGACGGCTATGAACACTGCTGGGACGGTATTCGCTACAGCCTCGACGGACATATCAAACGTAAACAGCAGGGTGTCGGCATGATGATTCCGAAACGCCTTCGATAATCAACGGACACGACATGAACGATAAATTACAGCTGGCGGTTAATCACGCATTGAACGACGCCAGACTCGCTCGCGCCCGCATGGGTATGCTGAATCCCACAATGGGGCTGGACGCAAAAAGGAATTGTGCCTGGGCTGAATATGGCTTCCCTGAGCAGGTTACTTACGAAAACCTCTATGCCCTCTACCGACGCGGTGGCATAGCACACGGCGCAGTAGAGAAGTTGGTGGGCAAGTGCTGGCAGACGAACCCGGAAATCATCGAGGGTGATGATGCCGACGAGAGTGAAAACGAAACAGCCTGGGAGAAAAATTCCAAGCAGGTATTCAACAACCGGTTCTGGCGCTCATTTGCCGAGGCGGATCGCCGTCGCCTTGTCGGTCGTTATGCAGGTATCCTTCTGCACGTCCGCGATGAAAAAGACTGGAACCTTCCGGTAACTAAAGGGCGAGGTCTTCAGAAAATATCAGTGGCGTGGGCCGGATCGCTCACGGTGAGCGAGTGGGACACTGGCCTGAACTCGAAGACGTACGGCCAGCCGAAGATGTGGCAGTACGCCGAACGGTTGCCGAATGGTTCAAGTCGCCGCGTCAATATCCACCCCGACCGAGTCTTCATCCTTGGTGATTACTCAGACGATGCCATTGGGTTCCTTGAGCCAGCTTATAACGCATTTGTTAGCCTGGAGAAGGTAGAGGGCGGGTCTGGTGAGTCATTCTTGAAGAACGCAGCGCGACAGTTAGCACTTAGTTTCGATAAAGAAATCGACTTTGCCAATCTGGCATCAATGTACAGCGTCAGTGTTGACGAGTTGCAGGACAGATTCAACTACGCTGCACGCGAGATGAATCGCGGCAATGATGTGTTGCTTTCTCTCCAGGGTGCCAGCGTAACCTCCTTGGTTTCTCCGGTTTCTGACCCGTCACCAACGTACGATGTAAACCTGCAGACCGCCGCCGCAGGGGTTGATATTCCGACGCGCATTCTGGTTGGTAATCAGCAGGCCGAGCGCAGCAGCACCGAAGACCAGAAATACTTCAATACTCGCTGCCAGTCTCGCCGTGGCGACCTGTCATTCGAGATTGAGGACTTCTGCGACAAGCTGATCGAATTAAGCATCCTCGATCCGGTCAGTCAGAAGACCGTTATCTGGGACGACCTCAATGCGCAAAGCGACAGTGAAAAACTGGATGCCGCTCAGAAGATGTCGCAAATCAACAGCGCTTCCATCGGCACGGGTGAGCAGGTGTTTACTGGTGAAGAAATTCGCGTGGCCGCCGGGTATGAGGGTTCGCCCGAACCACTTCCAGAGGTAGATGATGACGAAGAGGAAAGCGAAGTCACCGATACTTCCGGGAAACCTTAAAGACCCGACGGGTGCCGACCGACTTGAGCGCGGGGCAATGAGCGAGTTCGCCAGGCGAATGAAGCGAATTGGCAAGGCGTACAAGGGCATTCTCGACCGCATTCCTGCATCGCCATCAGTAAACCAGCGTTACACCTTCGACCTCGATTCCACCCAGCTATCAATGCTCCTCAGCAATGCCTCATTGCTGGTTGATGAGATTTTAGGTGCAGATAACGAGACAGGATTCTGGTTCTGGGCTGATTACGTCAACCCGGCGTATCAGCGCGGCACGGCGCAGGAGTTTGCCAATCTGGCGCAGCAATCAGCCGTGTACGCTGCCGGACAGGAAAGCGTATCGACAATCCTTCTCAGCGAACCGTACCGACGTAGGCTGATTCTTGTTCGCGCTCGTACCTTCGAGGAAATGAAGAACCTCAGCGCCAGTGTGAAAGCGGATATGGCGCGGATACTGACCGATGGACTTGGGCGCGGACAAAATCCACTGGAGATAGCTAAGCGCCTTACTGAGCAGACGGGAATTGAGTCTCGCCGGGCTAATCGAATAGCCCGGACGGAGATTACCACCGCGTTGCGCCGTGCGCGCCTGGACGAAGACGACGAAGCCAGAGAACGATATGGCATCCGTACAAAGCAGATGCACATATCAGCGCTCAGCCCGACGACACGAAGCACCCATGCCGCGCGTCACGCCCATCTGTATACCGCAGAAGAGCAGCGGGAGTGGTGGGCTAAGGATGCAAACAGCGTGAACTGTAAATGCTCCACAATCGCGGTGCTGGTCGATGAAAGCGGCAAGCCATTAAGTGACACCATCATCGATAAAGCTCAGAAAACATTTAACACAATGAAAGCCCGTGGCTACCAATGGGCTAAGGGTTAACTCATGTCAATGCAAGTTAATGTCACCTCGAAGGTGAACAGTAAGGCCATCCGGCGCGAACAGCACAACGGACGCGAGCACTGGGTTGTTCCTTCCTACACCCTTCCGGCGAACGTGGTCATGAACGGCGGTCTGTATCCGGCCAGTGAGATTGACCAGCACTACAGTGGCCTGGAGGGGACGCTGGCACCGCTTGGACACCCACAGGTCAACGGTCAGTTTGTTTCTGCTTTTAGTCCTGAGGGGCTGAATGTGGGTTATGTAGGGGCATGGAACAAAAACGTCAAGAAATCCGGCAACCGCGTCTACGTCGAGAAGTGGATCGACACAGAAGTGGCAAAGCGCACGGATGACGGAAAGCGCCTCCTTGAGCGTCTTGAAGCGCTGGAGAAAGGCGAGGATGTTCCGCCAATCCATACCAGCGTTGCCGTATTCCTGGAGGAGCTTGAAGCGAACGATGAGCAGAAAGCTCAGGGGGCTTCATGGGTTGCGAAAATTCACGCGATGGACCATGACGCAATCCTTCTGGATGAGGTTGGCGCAGCTACGCCAGAGCAGGGGGTAGGGATGATGGTGAATGCTGACCTTGCCACGCCACTGAAGGCTAATTCCGGCGCTCTGGTGGGAGAAACATATCGCGAGCGCGAGCGCCGACTGGAGAAGGCTGCGAAAGATAAATTCGCTCCCGGCGAGAAAGAATACGCCTGGGTGGCTGATTTCACTGACTCACAGGCCGTAATCATCCTCAACAATGGCGATCCGAAGGTTTACGGATACAAATCTGAGGGCGGAAAGATTGTCTTTGACGATACCGGGACAGAGGTTCAGCGCCAGAGTTCATGGGTTTCCGTCGTCAACAAGCTCAAATCATTTTTCACACCGCAGGAACAGCCTGCACCAAACCACAAAACGGAGGGCGACATGCCTTTAACCAAAGAAGAACTGGAACAAATCGGCAGCATGGTTAGCGAGGCCGTCGCCACCAATACCGAAAAGGCTATTAAGCCTCTGGCGGAGAAGGTTGATGCGCTACAGGCCAACCAGGACAAGCTGACCGAAACCCTGACCGCCAACTCCCGCGCCGAAGAGAAATCGAAGCGTGAAGCGGTCGCAAAAGTTCACGGCGAAATCGTGGCCAACGCGCTTTCTGGCGAAGCGCTGGACGCGATGTTCAAAACCATCGGTGAATCCGCGCCGCTGGGCACTAACTCTGCGCAACAGCAGAAAGAAACCGGTGCGCCGAACCCTGACGAATACTTCAAGAAATAAGGAGCCAGACTAATGGCACGTTATCGCCGCGTTAATATCGACGGTCAGTCTCTGTACAAGACCGAAACCCGCGCCGCCGCCGCAGCACTGCTGCCTGGTACGGCTGCTGTTATCAATGGCGACAATCAGTTTGCGCAGGCAACCGCGCTTACTGGTCGCATCTACATCATCGACGTGGCCTATCATCAGGGCTTGAATATCACAGAGGCCGTTCCCGCTGGTGATTCCGCTGTAGGCAACTACGTCGAAGAAGGCCGCGAGCTGGCGCTGCTCTGCGTCGCCGGAACCTACGCCAAAGACGACCCGATCAAGCTGGGCGCAGATGGTAAGTTCACGAAGGCAACGGCGGATACCGATTCGGTGATCGGCTACAGCCAGGATGATGCAACCATTGCCGCCAGCACTACCGATTTCATCCGCGTGCGCATGCGCGTTGGCACTGTAGCTGCACCGGCAACCGGCGGCGGCGAGTAAAGGAGAGCAAGAATGTATTTTACCCCCGAAACACTGGCTGCTAACAGCCGACTGCGCGGGCACTGGAATGAGCTGTGGGCCAACCGCAACATTTTCAACCATCATCACGATATGATGGTTAACTCATATCGCCAGAGCATGACCCCGGAAATGCTGGCAGCTAACGCTGTTGGTGGCTTCGCCCGTGAGTTCTGGGCCGAGATTGACCGTCAGATTATCCAGATGCGCGATCAGGAAATTGGCATGGAAATCGTCAATGACCTGATGGGCGTGCAGACTGTGCTGCCGATTGGGAAAACTGCAAAGCTGTATAACGTCTCTGGCGATATCGCGGATGATGTGTCTATCAGCATCGATGGTCAGGCGTCTTACTCTTTCGATAATACTGAGTTTGGTTCTGATGGCGACCCGATCCCGGTATTCACTGCTGGTTACGGCGTTAACTGGCGCCATGCTGCCGGACTGAGCACTGTCGGCATCGATCTGGCTCTGGAGTCTCAGTCGGCCAAGATGCGTAAATTCCACAAGAAGCGCGTAGACTTTTACCTGAATGGCGCTCCAAGCATTGTTGTGGAAGGTATGCCGGCTCAGGGCATGAAGAACCATCGCAACACTCAGAAAATTAACCTGGGTAGTGGCGCTGGCGGCGCCAATATCAATCTCACCACCGCTACACCGGCTGAGCTACTGGCATTCTTTGGCCCTACAGGTCCATTTGGCCTCACTGCCCGCCGTAACAAGGTTACAGCTTACGACAAGCTGTGGGTGAGCCCTGAAGTCTGGGCCAACATGGCTAAGCCGTATCTGGTGGATATCAACACCGGCACAAATGCGCTGCTTAGCGGAACCGTTCTGGATGCGATCAGCAAGTTTATTCCTGCTAAGTCTATCCAGATGACCTATGCACTGGAAGGTAACGAGTTCCTGGCGTACGAGCGCCGACAGGATGTGATTTCTCCTCTGGTCGGTATGGCGGTGGGCGTTGTTCCGCTCCCGCGCCTGCTCCCTCAGTCGAATTATAATTTCCAAATTATGAGCGCAGAGGGTTTGCAGATTAAGAAAGATGGTGAAGGTTTAAGCGGCGTTGTTTATGGCGCGAACTTGGCCTAATGATTCATTTCCGCGCAGATGATGATAAAATAGGCGAGCCGATGCATGCGCTAACATGACACCGGCTCTAACCAATCATTACCTGTTCGGAGGTAAATCATGGCAACACCAATTCTATCTGACTTGATTGCAGTGGATCCATCATCTTCAACTGGATTGCGGTGGATTGTGGCAAGGGGTAGGCAAAAGGCCGGTAGCGAAGCCGGTTGCTTATTCAACAGCGGCACAAACCAATATTATGTCGTCCGCATCAATAAAGTTCTCTATTACGCTCACAGAATTGTTTGGGAATTAACCAACGGCAAGATTGCTGGAGATTTAACCATCGATCACATTGATGGCAATGGCCTAAACAATGCAAAAGAGAATTTGAGGGTGGCTTCCTTCGCCTTGAACTTGAGGAACCGAAGGAAAAGCGACTCCAGAGAATCGGTATCTGTTGGTGTCAGTTTGAATAAAAGAGAGCGCGATAAGGGCTACAAAGCTCATTATCGTGGGCTTGATGGAAAGAAACATTTTAAGTTCTTCGGGTTCTCAACTCATGGCGAGAAAAGAGCGCTTGAACTCGCAATCGAGTGGAGAAAGGAAAGGATGCTTGAGCTCAATGAGGCTGGCGCGGGATACACGTCGCGGCATCTTTCCGGTGAATAATCAAACAATCAAATAAAGTCCGCTTCGGCGGATTTTTTTATGAGAGAAATATATGGCTGAAAAATACGAAGTGGTTAAGCCGTGGCACGGCGTTGCGCTTGGTGACGTTGTTGAGCTGGGCGAAGTCCATCCGTCGCTGAAACCGCATGTGCGCAAGCTGTCCGATAAAGCTGCTGCGGAACTGGTACCTGCAACCCCGGGTGCTGGCACTGGCAACAAAGCGCGCAAAGAGGCAGTCATTGCCCGACTCGATGCGCTGGGAATTGAGCATAAAGGCAACCTGGGCCTGGAGAAGCTCACCGAGTTGTTGCCGGAAGGTGAACTCGAAAAGCTTTTCCCTGCTGAATAACAGCCGCCGCTAAGGCGGTTTTTTTATGCCCCGCTCCGGCGGGGTATTTCACGGAGTCGATAATGGTAACTCTCGGACAGGCGAAGGAGTATCTGGAGAGCCAGGGAATTACCATTCCCGATTTTGTTCTTCAGGCTCTCGTCGACCAGGCTAACAGCATACAGGAGTGTCTCGATGCGCATTATCCGGCATCAGTCGCGCTGCTGATTCAGCTCTATCTGCTGGCGCTTATGGGGCTGGCGCAAGGCGACAAGTATATCAGCTCGCAGACTGGCCCTAATGGTGCGTCACGCTCATTCCGGTATCAGTCGTTTCCCGATCGATGGAAAGGGGCGCTGGCACTGTTGCGCGTCACCGATAAACACGGCTGCGCTAATGACCTCATCCCTCCAGACCCGACCAATACAGCTTTTGCTGGCATATGGATTGCCAGGGGTGGATGCATGTGTGGCGGGGGTCGGTGATGGGGTGGATATCGGTTAAGAAGCGGCTGCCGGAGCCTTTTGTCAAAGTCTGGGTGATGACCGACAGTGGTAAACGCGTTACCGGATACGTCAAAAGCAACGGTGACTGGTATCTGCTGTGCCGGAAGGTTGCGGCGGAGAATCCGGAGGTGATCCGGTGGGAGGATAACGGTGTCTGAAACAGCCGCATGGAGCTATACCAATGTTGCCACTGTTTACCCGCGCGTCTACGACGACTGGAACAGCACCTGGACAACCGGAACCCCCTACCTGATTGACTGCACCTGGACGGCAAACAATGAGGTTGCGGTAGATGCCAGCGGGAAAGAGTTCACCACGAACCTGATTTTCTTCACTGAACTGAAGCGCAATGGCATCGATGCGACCATGCCGAAGCGTGACTGGTATATCGCCAGAGGTGACACAACGGCACAGGCCGATCCGCTGAAAGCTGGTGCAAACGTCATCAAGGCGGTGACGGAATGGGATATGTCACCATTCGGCGAGGAGCCAGACTACAAAATTCTGACGTGAGGGGATCATGCCCGTAAAAGGTATCAAGCGTGTTCAGATGAACACCCGCAAGGTGCTGAGTGATATCGCTGGCATCCGAACGGAGAAGGTTCTCTATGAAGTCATGAATGCCGGGGCCAACCATGCGGCGTTGATTACTCCGGTTGCGAAAACATCAGTTCTCATCAACAGCCAATACAAAAAACTCGAACCAATGCCATCAGGAATGATTGGGCGGGTGGGGTATGCGGCTAACTATGCCGCCGCAGTTAATGCCGCAAGGGGCAAGCTGAAAGGCAAGACAAGGCCGGACGGCAGCGGCAATTACTGGGATCCAGATGGCGAACCGGACTTCCTCCGCAAAGGCTTTGAGCGTGACGGTCTCAATGAGATTAAGGCCATCATCAAGCAAGGGTACAAAGTATGACGCGTAGCGAAGTGTATGACGCGCTGAGAGCGTGGTTGCAGTCGCATGGCTTTGATGTTGGTTATCGCGTCCAGAAGCGATTCTGGAATGAGTTGGAGAATACCGAGGGGGAAAGATACCTTGTCATCCAGCAGAACGGTGGTGGCAAGCCAGAAGAAGCGATAACCCGCGATTATTTCCGCATCCTCCTCCTGTCAGGCCAGAACGACAGCAATATTAACGAGATTGAAGATCGCGCCGACGCCATCCGCCAGGCGATGATCGACGACTACAAAACCGAATGCATCATTTCGATGCAGCCAATAGGCGGCATCACCGCCATCCAGACCGAAGAAGGTCGTTACCTCTTCGACATTTCCTTTCAAACCATCATTTCCAGATAACACGGAGATAAATCACTATGGCGTGTGAATCGGGCGCTTTTAACGGGCGCGACGTCGTCGTTTATTACGCGATTGGATGCCCTGAAGTACAACCAACCGCCAGCGCTTACCGCCGACTCGGCATGATGCGCGGCAAAACAGTAAATGCAGAGTGGGAAACCGCAGATGCGACCGGCGACATGAGCGCTGCATTTACGCAAGAGAACCTCGTTACTTACAAGAACATTTCGTTCTCTGGTGACGGTGTGACCCGCAAAGAGGATGTTTATGCGCAGAACGCGCTTAAGCGTCACGTCTACAACCCGCCAGCAGAGACCAGCAACCAGCCGTATGTATGGTTCAAGATCATCTCTCCGAACGATATCACCGAAGGGCCGTTCATGGTGACATCATGGGGCGATGAGGCGCCGCACGACGACGTTGCCACCTGGTCTGTCGAGGCGTCCAGTGCCGGTCAGGTTGACGTGCGCGACGTTGGTGCAACTATCACCATCACTACTCAGCCACAGAATCGCACGCTGACCGTTGGCGATACGCTGAACCTGTCGGTGGCTGCGACTGTGTCTGACAATTCAGCACTGACTTACCAGTGGAAGAAGGGTGGTAGTGACATCTCTGGCGCAACATCAGCAACATTCACCAAAACAAGCGTGGCTGCCGGTGATGCCGGATCATACAGTTGTCAGGTGTCTTCCTCCACAGCTGGCAGCGTGACGTCCGGGTCTGCTACGGTTGTTGTCAACGCAGCGTGATATCAGGGGCTTCGGCCCCTTTTTTTGAGAGGTTTCATGAAAGCAATAACCGATATCGGCCAGGCCGTTGTCTGCGCCAGTGGCAAAGAGATATTCCTCAACCCTTCATTCCTCGCCATGTCTCGTATTGGGTCGCCGGAACAGGTTGTTGATGCTTTCGTGAAGGTTCATGCCGGGCATTACCCGAAACACCGAATCTCCGATGCTCAAATCCTGAAGGCGGCAAATGCCCGATGCTTTGCTGAAATGGCAGCATCGGCTGCAAACGTAGTTCGGCATTGCTCAGAGGGTGATGTTGCGGAGTTGATTGGTTCGTACTCGGTGAGCGCGGCAGGGCGGCTGCTGTTCAAGCCTGGGGCTATCCCGATCGAGGATGTTATCCAGCTTGCCCGCCACCTGATTCTGCATGGCGTAATGGGCGATCAGCCTCCGGAAGAGTTCGAAGGTAAGAAGGGCGAATACAGCGACAAATTCGATGTACGGTCATTCGTCTACACCGCTGTTGCTCACCTCGGAATGAGCGAGTCAGATGCCTGGAACATGACAATGACCAGCTTCCGAGCCGCCATGAATGCCAAGTTCCCGCAGAAAGAGAAAGCCAGGGTGCCAACCCAGGAGAAATACGACGAGGTTATGGACTGGGCCGAGCAAATGCTGGCTATCGACGCGCAACGGAACGGACCGCATTAATCTCCTTCGGAGCAACACAACCAGCCTCGCAATAGCGGGGCTTTTTTACACCTGCAATAAAACCAACGCGCTTCACACGCGCACGTTATAATCCTAGAGCCTACAGAAAGCGAGCCTGAGAGTTAGTTGTACTCTGGGGCGGCTATCTCTGTGTGACAGGCTCACTTTCTATAGGTAAACCTCATGCACTATCCAACCGTATCTGTAAACGAAGTTTCCGTTCGCGTTGATGACGAAGGGCGCTACAACCTCAATGATCTTCACGCTGCCGCAGTGGCTGAGGGCAAAGCCACGGAATCACAGAGGCCAAGTAACTTCATCAAAAGTGGGCAAATTAAAAAGTTTGCGCAAGAACTGACCAAAGCTACAAAAATAGCTTCGGTCAAGATTATCAAGGGTGGTGCTCAGCCTGGTATATGGGGGTTAGAGTTGGTGGCGATTCGCTATGCCGCATGGCTTAGTGTTGAATTCGAAATAAAAGTGTACCAAACCTTTCAGTTGGTGATCCGAAATGGCATCAGTGCCATGTCCCGCCTGAACAAAATTGACCACATCATCAATACTGAAACCAAGCAGATCAGCCAATGCGCCAGCCAGATGGCCAGATGGGGTTCCGGCGGCCGCAAGCAACTACTGAACGCAGCACGGGATCGTGTTGCTGATGAAGTTCAAATGTATTTGCCTGGCATTATGTAGGCAGCGATAACCCGCTTAACTGCGGGTTTTATTTGATCATAAAATCCACGCTGTTAAGATGTTTCCGATTGCAATCAAAGGAAACAAAAATGAAAAAAGTAGTTGCTTTAGCTCTCGGGGCTTTAATGCTGTCTGGCTGTACTGTTCGTGTTGCTGATATGACTGTAGGCAGTACCAAAAACTATAACCTGAACGCAGCTAAGTTTGAAAAAGGTCAGCGCGTAACTGGTGAAGACAAAGCTCCGATTGTCATTTTCCCTCTGGGCATTCCTAGCGTCAAAACAGCAATGGATCGCGCCATCGAAAAAGATAAGTGCTCTGTAGGTTTGAGCGATGTTGTTATCTATCAGCTTAACCATGCGTTCCTGTTCGGCACGTATGGTTTCCGTGTTGAAGGTACTCAAATCATCGATAAATCTCAGCTTGGTTGCGAAAACCGCTAGTCTGCTGGGTATACTGACAAGCCACCTCCGGGTGGCTTTTCTTTTTCGAGCGGGAGATCCCTGCTAGGATTCCCTCATCTTTTACCAAAGGGGATAGGGATATGAAGAAGTATCTTTGCGCAGCGTTACTTGGCGTTTCAGCGTTAACAATTACAGCCTGTGCTCCCACAGTGCAAAAAATAGACTACAACCAAAAATCAATGTTGCTCTCGCTTGGGATGAGCAAAAACGATGTAATGCAGGTCATGGGTACTCCGCGGAGGACTGATGTCAACCAAGAGCGGGAACGTTGGATTTATTGGAATAAAGCCGTTTATGGGTACACCGTTGTCGACAATGAGCAGTTAGCTACAGATAGGCTGACAGTCACCTTTGTGAACGGGAAGGTTACGAAGTGGGGCCAGCAGACATTAACTGATGACATTCTTGAGTCGTCTCAGAAGACGGCACAGGCATACGCTGAAGCTGCCCAGGGAGCGAAAAAATGAGAAAAACATTTTGCCTTATGGCGCTTGCGGCTTCCGTATCATTCATTTCTGGATGCGCACAGGAAAAACCAATGACTTCGTATGACGATGCGGGTCTCTGTGTTTTGAAGGGGCAGGCCATGGGGTATGGGAATACGGCAATAATGCCTAAAATCCAGGCTGAGTTTGCTCGTCGTGGAGATCTGAGCATAAGCAAGGATGACTGCGATACTTATATCCAGACAGGTAAGCAGAGTGCGCAAGTCGATATGCAGAGTACGAAAGATATTATAAATCGCTCACAGCGATCGCAGGCTATAAATGCCATACAGGGTTATTAACAAAAATATTGATACAGACCTCGCTTCGGCGGGGTTTTTTTATGCCTGGAGATAATGAAATGGCCCAGAACGTAGGTGATATCGAATATGTGATAAAAGCCAATACAGCAGAGCTGCTCCGTGCGGATAAGCAAGTTGTAAGCGTCACCAATAACATGGAGTCCGGATTTAAAAAAGCAGATAGCTCAGCAGAAAAACTGAACACCACTGTAACAAAAACGGCCAGTGCAGTTTCAGGTGGTTTGAAGTCAGGAATGCAGCAAGCTGGTTACCAGATTCAGGATTTTATTGTGCAGGTTCAGGGCGGACAATCTGCGCTGGTTGCCTTTAGTCAGCAAGGTTCGCAACTCGCTGGCGCGTTTGGTCCAGGTGGTGCAGTAGTTGGGGCGCTTATCGCTTTAGGTTCAGTACTGGTTGGAACTCTATCAACCGCCTTAGGCAGTACGAAAGACGAGATGGAACAGTTGAAAACTGCTGCTGAAACATTAAATAAAGTGGTGGTTATAAATAGCCAGGGAGTTGCAGCTCTATCTAATGATTATGCTCGGCTGGCTGCTACCAATGCCACTTTAGCTGCACAGTTAAGAGACAATGCTATTCAGCAATACGAGATAGCTGTTAGGGATGCGGGTAAGGCTATCACGAACATCATTGATGAGCAGTCATCTTGGTGGAGAAGTCTTAATGGCGGCGTGGCTAGTGTTAAGGCTTTTGGTGGCGCAATGGATACGATGGAGATTAGCGCTGACAATTTTAATGACGCCATAAAACAAGCAACCTCTTTGGGGCCTTCATTCAACTCCGCAACATTGACGCTGGTAAACACTGTAGCAATGCTTTCAAGTCAGTTTGATATATCAGACGACGCGGCATACGGCTTGGGTAAAAGGTTAAATGACCTGGCAAAAAACCCGTCGCCACAGTCTGTAAGTTTGCTTGTGGATTATATGAAATCGCTTAAGCCGACCACGCAAGATGGGGCTGAAGCTATAACTAACCTTGAAAAGAAAATTCTTGATGCCGCCGCTGCAATGCAACAGGCCCATGACAATGGCGAGTCGTTGCGAAAAACACTTGATGGTCTAAAAACAGAGGCGCAACAGGCTAATTTTGATGGCATAAGCAAGCAGCTTGAGGCGCAAAGAATTGCTTTGACCAAGGGTAAGCAGGCAGCAATAGAGTATGGAATTGAGCAGCAAGATTTAACTCGGGAGCAAAAGGATCAGCTTATTGCGCTTTCTAGAACTAACGCGCAATTGGCGGAAGAAAAAGAAAAGAGAGATAAAGCATCAAGGGCAGGGTTGAAACAAGCAGCGGCCACAGAATCAGTTTCTCTAAAACTTGAACAACTTCGTAAGAGGTCGGAGCTATCAGGTGAAAGTACCGCTGAACTTAGCCGTGAGCAGGCAATTCTGACAGCGCAACAGTCTTTAGGCAAGGCGGCCACGAAAGAGCAAATAGCCTTAGCAGGCCAATATGCAGCCAAGACATGGGATGCGGCTAACGCATTAAAGAAAAGGTCGCAGGCTGAGCAGGCGAGGCGCTTTACAGATCAAGAGATTGCTACCAATAAAACCACTCCCGACGCAATAACTGGTGCGGTTGCAGACCCGACAGCCTTGATAAATCTTCAAGAGCAACAAAAGCTAGCAGCTCTAGCACAATACCAGCAAATGGGGGTGTTAAGTGCCCAGCAATTCGAAGACACAAAAACAGCAATTCAGGAACAGGCATCTAATGCTAGAAAGCGAATAGCTCAGGACGAAGCCAATAGTCAGATGGCGGCCACTGTTTCCATGCTGAATGCTGCTTCATTAGGGTTTGATAGCTTGGCAGGAATTATTAGTGGAGCGGCAGGAAAGGCTAGTAGCGCATACATTGCAATGTTTGCCGCGGCTAAGTCCTTCGCAATCGCTTCAGCCACGTTGGATTTCAATGGCGCACTGCTTAAGGCTCTCAATGCACCGGATTCATTAACTACGGCGCAACGCTTTGCTAACTATGCAGCCGTTGCTTCCGCTGGGGCGTCTGTCCTTTCCAATATTGCAAGTGTCAGCATGAGTGGTGGACGCCGCTACGGCGGCACGGTATCAGCCGGCAATGCCTACCGCATCAACGAAGATGGACGCTCTGAAATCTTCCAGACCGCCGGGGGTCAGCAGGCATTCATCCCGAATCAGTCAGGGAAGATTATTCCGGCAAATAAGGTTGGGGGTAGTGGCGGAGTTGTTAATCAAAATGTCCATTTCACCATCAACACTACCGGCGGCATTGACGATGCGACCATGGCAAAGATGGCTCAAATGATGAAGAAAGTTACTTTGTTCCACATAAGTGATCAGGCTAATCGGCCTGGCGGATTAATCCAACCACGTACAAAAAGGTAAGGCGTGCTAAAATCGAGCATTCTGATAACAAAGGAGAGTTTAGATGGAATATCAAATTGAAGACATCACGGCTTACGATAATGACAATGGAAAAGGTATTCTTGCTAGCGTGTTTGTTAATTATGAAGACCACTGTAAAAGCGTGAAGGTTCGCGTTCATTTACCCTTGCAGCGCGATAAAAGCCTGGCAGAGATTGAAGCAGACATCTTGAGCGAAGCCAAAAAACAGCTCAAAGAACTTGTAGATAGCTTCTGAAAGTTGCCTTAATTAACACAAGCCCGCTTCGGCGGGTTTTTTGTTGGGAGTAATCCATGCCAGAAACATTCACATGGACACCGCAGAAAGCCTACTCCGTTGAGCGCACGCCGAATGTTGCTGTCGTTAAACTCGGTGACGGTTACGAACAGCGACAGGTGAAGGGTATCAATCCACTGATGGATAAATACTCGCTCACCTTTCGCGGCGTCAGCGGCGTGTGCCGCAGTAACCCAGCTAAGGATGCAGAGGCATTCCTCAAAGCCAGGGGGGCGGTTGAATCGTTCTACTGGACGCCATCCGATACGGGAGTGCGGAAGCTGTTTGTCTGCCGCTCATGGAATATGACAAAGACCGGGCCGCTGTTTGAACTGACGGCCACTTTTGAACAAGTACCACGATAAGCCGAAAGGCGGGAGACAGTTATGACTTTAGCTGAACGTGTAAAGAGAATTGAGAGCGAATTAAAAGATATTAAATCGCAACTCAATTCTGGTACCGATTCTAGGAAAACAGCAAAAGCAATGCCCTTATCCAGTCTTGCAAAAGAGGGAGGTATCCCTGGGGGGTTAGTTAAAAAATGTTAACTCAAATACTTGATTGGAAAAATCCATCGTAAGGGCGCCCATTTTAATTAGTTGCATTCCGAAAACGACTTGGAATTTTCTCCCGTTACTTACCAATGGCACTGAAGTCAATTCTGTTGAAAAAACTCTTTCGTCCTCAGTGAACGATATTACCGCATGCCGAACTGTAGTTTCTATTGTTGAGGTGGCTCCGCTCACAGTTGTTTTTTCCGCGATTGGGAGTTTTAAATCGTCAGCAAAGTCTGAATCCACATAGCAAAGATCTGCTCCGGTATCTATAAGTGCGTAGGCACCAGCCTTCAATCCATTTGGTTTATAAACGTTTATATCTTTTGAGCTACTTGGCCATACTGTCAATGGAACTACGGGAATTGCATGCTCCGTGGGGGTATCTGATACCGATCCATCAATAGGGGAAATAAACTTGATTTTTACTTTGGTGATCATCCTTTTTCCTTCGAAGAGTTATTCAGCCATTCCTCCTCTTTGCGTGAATCAGTGTCCCACCACTGACGGGCTGAGCTTACACGTTAACCAGGGTTATCAGTAAGCAACATCCTGATATTCAAACAGTAGCCACCACTTGGTGGCTTTTTTTATGGGAGTTTGCCGTGCGCGACATACCAGCAAGTATGATTATTGATAGCGTCGACGCCGGAGTAGGCGCGTTTATCGACCTGTTCGAAGCCGACCTGCAACCCTTTGGCGGAGACCTTATCCGGTTCCATTCCGGCACCAATGGATATTACGGAAATGTGATCTGGAAGGGGAATCAGTATCAGGCATACCCGATAGCAGTCGAAGGGTTCGAGTCAAAGAACGAAGGCACATATGCCCGGCCAACAATGGTGGTGGCGAACGTCACAGGTTTACTGACTGGTATCAACCATGACTTCGACGACATGCTTGGGGTGGTGATTACCCGCCGTCAGGTTCCGGTGAAATACCTGGACGCGGTGAACTTCCCCAATGGCAACCCTGACGCAGATCCGACGCAGGAAGCGGTTTCCCGCTACGTTGTTGAGGAGATGACGGAAGAGACGTTTGAGCAGGTAAGCTATACGCTGGCAACACCTATCGACTGCGACAACGCTATCATCCCGGCGCGAACCATCCTTGCCGACGTGTGCCAGTGGCAGTATCGCGGCGTCGGGTGCGGATATGACGGGCCGCCGGTTGCAGATGAGCGCGACAATCCAACCACTGACCCGGCGAAAGATAAGTGCTCTCACCGCCGTAGCGGCTGCCGCTTCCGTTATCCACGACCGGAACCAATGCCAATCAGCAGCTTCCCCGGCTCTCAGAAGGTTTCATGATGCAGGAATTACTCGATTATGCGGCATCGTCGCAGTATGAGGTGTGCGGCTTAATTCTGGAAGGCGGGCGACTGTTCCGCTGTCGGAATGTTCACCCGGAGCCGGGAAATCACTTCCGAATCAGTGATGATGACTGGCTGGCGGCCGAGGAGGCTGGAGAGGTGACTGCGGTATTCCACTCTCACCCAATGAACAGCCCGGTTCTGTCCGGATCCGACCGTAAATGCCAGGTTGCATCGGGCCTTCCATGGGTGCTGGCCTGTAACGGGAAAATCAGAACGTTCAGGCCGTTGGATTACCTTTTGGGAAGGCGGTTCGAGCACGGAGTGACTGATTGTTACTCGCTATTCCGTGATGCGTATCACCTGTGCGGCATTGACCTCCCTGACTTCGAAAGGACGAGTGGCTGGTGGCTGAGAGGGGAGAACCTTTATCTGAACAACATGTCGCGCAATGGCTTCAATCAGGTCACGCCGGGAGAAGCGCTGCCAGGTGACGTAATAATCAGGCAACCATTCCCCGGAGCTGACCCTTGCCACGCAATGATTCTGCTCGATGACAATATGGTTCTTCACCACGATTGCTCCGGGCATTTAAGCCGGAGAGAGCAAATGCGCCCGGCATACGTTAAGCAGATGCATTCCATATGGAGACATGAACAGTGCTCATCTTTAAATTTGCAGGGCATTTACGCCGACATTTCCGCAAAGTCGAGCTGAACGTTGATACCCCTGCTCAGGGAATTCGCCTTTTGCTTGCTCAGAATCATGAGTTCAAAAAAGCATTCCTGAACGCCAGAGTAAGAATGCGAGTGGCGGGTGAGGATGTTGAAACGTCTTCGGTGCAGTGGCACATGGATCGGCGCCTGAAGGATGGCTCTGTAGTGCTGTTTGTCCCGGTGATTGAGGGGGCGGGACTTGAGACCAGTACGATAGTTCTCATTGCCTCACTGGTGCTGTCTGCCGCCTCGGTTGCTTACTCCATCTACATGTCCCGGAACATGAAAAGCAAAACTTCAGCGGAAGCGGCCGAAACAAACACCCTCACGAATAACTCGTTTACCAGTGCAGAAAACAGGGTCGGACAGGGGCATCCTGTCCCCATACTCCTCGGCGAGATGGAGGTCGGCAGCAACGTAATAAGTCTCGGGATCGACACATCTAATAATTCCGACTGGGAAGAATCAATCAGCTAAGGTGGCGCTATGTCTTCAGGTGGCGGTAAAGCATCAACCCCAAAACTACTCGACGATAACCTCAAATCAAAACAATTCTATCGGGTACTGGATCTGATATCTGAGGGGCCAATCGCGGGCCCGGTGGATCAGGAGCACCTGTCTTCATTCAAGCTGAATAAGACGCCTATCACTGACTCGAACGGCAATGTCAACGTGAACGGCATTAGTGTTGCCTGGCGACCTGGATCGGAAACTCAGGAGCCAATCAACGGCTTCTCTGCAATCGAAGCGACGACCATTGTTAACACTGAGGTCACTTACGATACCCCGCTGGTTAGAACCGTGACAGATCAGGACGTGACCCGCGTTCGTTTTAACATCGGCGTCACCGGGCTCATGGAGCAGGACTCCAAGGGTAACCAGAAAAACACCTCTGTAACGATGGTTATCGAGACCAGAACTGGCTCGTCGGGCTGGGTCATGGAGAAGACGGTGACGATTACAGGGAAAATCTCTGGCGAGTACCTTGAGGCGCACGTCATTGATGCCCCCGACACCAAACCGTTTGATATCCGCGTTCGCCGCATTACGCCTGACAGCAGCAGCGATTTGCTGTCAAACGGGACTGTTTGGAACAGCTACAGCGAGATCACCGACGACAACCTTAGCTATCCGTTCTCTGCTGTTGCCGGCTCAGTCATCGACCGTGACCAGTACACCGACACGCCGAGCCGCACATATCATCTTCGCGGGCTGATCGTTGACGTACCGGATAACTACGAGCCAATTGCCAGAACTTACTCCGGGCTGTGGACGGGGGGCTTCAAAAAGGCCTGGACTAACAACCCGGCGTGGCTGTTCCGTGAGCTGGCGAAAAACACCCGATTTGGCCTGGCGAAACGCGCCGGATACATCGATGTTGACGATGGCGCACTCTACATTCTGTCGCAATATTGCGATCAGCTTGTAGATGATGGGTATGGCGGCAAAGAGCCACGCATGACGCTCAACGCCTACATCACAGAGCAGGCGAGTGCGCGAGACATTCTCGACAAGATAGCGAGCATGTTCCGTGGCATTGCGCTGTGGGACGGCCTGCGCCTGTCCGTAATGCTGGACGCTCCACAGGATCCGATTGCGACAATCACGAACGCCAACGTTGTGAATGGCGAGTTCAAACGAAGCTCTGTAAAGCGTTCAGAGAAATACAATGCGGTTGTAGTGTCCTGGACTGACCCCGACAACGGATGGGAGCAGGTGAAAGAGTACGTTTCCGACGATGAGATGATAGCCAAAGGGAACTACAACGAAACCACTCTGGAGGCGTTTGGCTGCACCTCTCGCGGACAGGCATGGCGGGCAGGTAAATGGCTGCTGGAAACAGCAAAGCGTGAAAGCAGCAGACTGTCTTTCCAGATGGCACGCGATGCTATCCACTTCACGCCGGGTGATATCGTTGAGGTCATGGATAATGACTACGCAGGAACTCGCCTCGGGGGGAGAATTGTTTCTCATTCCGGGAGGGTGATAACGGTTGACGCGGTTGATTCCTCGGTAGTAACGGACGGCTCCACTATGTCGATTATGGGGAGGGACGGAAAGTTCTCTCGCTATGAGATTGATGGCGTTAACGGAAACAACGTCACACTCAAAAACGAACCTGAATGGGTGAGGGCGGGAACTGTATTTGCCATTTCAACCGCAAGCGTTGCGATTCGCCTTTTCCGGATACTGAGCGTTGCCGAAACGGAAAACAACTCCGTATACAGCATAACGGCCTCATTGCACGACCCCAACAAACAGGCCATCGTTGACGAGGGTGCAGTGTTTGAAGTTCCCAGCGATACGCTGAACGGCTACCGCGTGCCTAACGTGGAAAACCTGCGAATCCTGAACACAAACACCGAGACCGTCCAGGTTACAGCAACGTGGGAGACGGCAACCACTACTAAAAAGCTGGTGTTTGAGCTGTACATCTACAGTGCTGATGGGAAGCTGGTATCTCAGTACGAAACTGACCAGTTCCGGTATGAGTTTTACGGCCTTGCTGCCGGTAGCTACACGCTCGGCGTTCGTGGGCGCAATGAAAACGGGATGAAAGGCGCCGAAACTCAGGTGAGTCTTATTATAGGCGCGCCAAAGGCTCCTAACTCCGTTCAGTGGATACCCGGACCATTACAGGCCACTCTGGTGCCAGTTATGTCTGTAACGGCAACATCAGATACCTCTTTTGAGTTCTGGTACGCTGGCGAGGCGCCAATCCCATTAACCGATGATATTGAGAACAAAACTCAATTCCTCGGAAGGGGGAACCAGTGGACCATTCAAAAGCTCAAGTTTGACCACGTCTATTACGTTTATGTCCGGACACGCAACGCGTTCGGGGTTTCTGATTTTGTTGAGGCTTCAGGAAAGCCAACGGATGACTTTAGCGATATCACCGATGCAATCCTGGAGGAGATTAAAGAGACTGATACGTTCAAAGACCTGATCGAGAGCGCGGTGGAGAGCAGTGAAAAGTTCGCAGAACTGGCTGATGCAATCAAAGAGAATGCAAACGGTCTTGCAGCGGCGGTTGGATCGAATAAGCAGACAGCAGAAGCAATCATCGGCAACGCGCTTGCTATTGCTGATGTTGTCGTGCGGCAGACAGCCCAGCAGGGCGCTAACTCTGCGACCTTCGAACAACTCCGGGAGGTGATCGCCACTGAGACGGAGGCTCGCGTCACGGATGTTACTCGTCTTGAGGCAAAAACTGAGCAGAACGAGGCGGGAATTACCGAGGTAAGGCAGGCTCTGTCAGATGAAACGCAGGCGAGGGCGACAGCTGTCGACCAGCTTACTGCGAGTACTCAGGTCATTTCTGATAAAGCTGATTCGGCTTCGGGCAAAGCTGACGCTGCATCAGGTAAGGCAGATGCAGCTGAACAAGCCAGCTCGCAAAATACTGCTGATATCACCACGTTGCGACAGGTTGTCACCGACACGACTTCATCAATGGCATCCCGTCTGGAGGAGCTGGGAGCAAGAACCGATACTGCCAGCGGCGGCATTCAGAGTAACTCCATCGCGCTAATAACGAGTACGCTGGCGCAGGTTGATCAGCAGGTGAGACTCAGCGCGCAGTACGGTGACAGTAAGGCCAGCATCGATCGTATTGATAATGTTATGGCAAGCGACAGGGAGGCAACAGCGCGTTCGCTGCTGAGTTTGCAGACTGACGTGAACGGCAACAAGGCAGCAATCAACAGCCTGAACCAGACGTTTTCCAATTATCAGCAGGCCACGGCCACGCAGATAAACGGCATTACGGCGACCATCAACGGGCACACTTCAGCGATCACCACCAACGCGCAGGCCATTGCGAACGTCAACGGCGACCTGAAGGCGATGTACAGCATCAAGGTTGCCGTGGATGCGAACGGAAAACAGTATGCTGCTGGTATGGGGATAGGCGTTGAGAATACTCCATCTGGCATGCAGTCGCAGGTATTATTCCTCGCAGATCGTTTTGCAGTGATGATGCAGGCAGGAGGAACCCCTACCATCGTCTTCACCACGCAAAATGGGCAGTTGATAATCCGTGATGCTGTTATCGGAGAGGGGACGATCGGTAACACCAAAATCGGTAATTACATCCAGTCATCAACCTGGGATGGGACAGGGAATGTCGGATGGCATATCAACAAGTCCGGGTATGCCGTGTTTAACAACGTGACTGTTCGTGGCTCGATTTACGCCACAACGGGTAACTTTGGATTCAGTGGGCCGAACAAGGCGACGGTGATAGACAGTAATGGTGTAACTATCAACCTGACCGGAGGCGGCCGTATCGTACTTGGAGAATGGACATAACATGCCAAGAGGACTACTGATTGATCTGAATGATGGCGGAAAGCGGATGGAGATAACGGCGGGTCTTCGGTGCCCGTCCTTTGGAGCCTACTTTGACAGTGGCTACCAGAAAGCAAAGTACGCTGATATTGCCGGTTATGTTTCCGGGGCGCAGGTGCTGTTTATCCCTCACGCGACGGCTTATCTTGATTCAGGTCTGCTTCATAAAATGAACTCGGTCACCATATCCGGCGGCCGCGTGACGCAGAATTCCACGATGAAGGATGTGAGCATCAGTGAGCGTGAGAGTACGTACACGTTCCCCGGAAGCATCTGGCAGATATTTCCTCCTGGCCAGCGTAAAGGAGAAGGCCTGCTTATTGATGACAGTACTGACTTCCTGGCGATTACCAATGCCACGCAGTCAGGGCAGTGTATCTGGAAGGGGACCGTCAATGTCCCCACTGGCGGCTGGGCAGTTCCCACAATAGCGGGATACGACAAGTCCAAATATATCGTCTTTGGGCGCTGCAATAGCGGTAACACAGTCGATTTCGATGGCAACACGGTCAGGTTCTTCAGCCCTCCATCCACCAACGATGACGCTCCGACAACCGGCACGATTGATATCGTCATATTCGCCAGTGGCGTGGCGCCGCAGCCTGGCACGGGGCTAAACATCTTCAATGCAGCCGGGGCTTGCACGTTTTCGACGACAAAGCGGCCTTTCGTTTACCTCAATCAACTCTGGACGCCTTCGAAAAATGCCGTGAGCATCGGCAGCGGCTATGTTCCGCTGGGCAGATTCGGGCTGATGGCCCATGAAGTAAATGGCATGTATGTGTATCGAATGTTTGGAATAAAAATACAGAACGGCAGTGCTTCAGTTCAGGGTGGGAAATATCTTGGGCGCGAGCGGTATGCAATTTTTGGTAATGACACGGTAACGCCACTGAACCTTCCCGTTCTACCCGATATGTACGTCTGAATAAACTGTCTTTTTAATCAACCTCGCTCCGGCGGGGTTTTTTTATTGTCTGGAGAAAACATGATTTATACCACTGGCACTATCGCCATCAGCGGAAACACCCTTACAGGTACCGGCACAAACTTCACTGCTGCTGGTTCTCTTATTCGTAACGGCTGTACCGTTATTGCAATGACCAGCCCTGTGCAGGTATTTCAGATTACCACCATCGGCAGCGCAACAAGTCTCACCGTAACGCCAGCAGCTAACCCAACTGTTCCCGCTGGAACCCGGTTTGCCATTCTTCTGAGTGACAGTCTGAGCGTGGATGGTCTGGCGCAGGATATCGCTGAAACCTTCACGATGTACCAGCGTTACATGAGCGGCTTCGCTGATGTGATGAACGGTACTACAGATGTCACCATCACGATTAACGGCGTGGCCGTCACAGTACCGGGCCAGAAGTCACTGGCTAAAAAAGGGGCTAACAATGATATAACCAGCCTAAGCGGACTGACTACCGCACTCAGTATCAGCCAGGGCGGAACAGGTGCAAAGAATGCTGCTGACGCTCGCACAAACCTCGGTTTAGGAACAGCGTCTATTCTTGACGCAGGTTCCTCTAACGGACAGCTTATGAAAGTTTCAGGAGACGGTAGTGGAAGCTTTGGAGTCGGCGCATTAACCCCGGTCAATGCCGATGGTAACCAGGTGAGTTATGGGAACTATAATTTTTACAGACAAAGCGGAGCTACAGGCAATAATTACTTCGGGAACTGGGGGGTTGGACTTGGAATGGTCTACAGCTCTGATGGTTCGGCAAGTAACACAACCAAGTTTAATATGTTCATCAGAACAGATGGTGAGGTGCATTACAATAGAGTAGGAAATAACGTTCAGACTTGGCGGGCGATCGCCAAGACAACGCTTAATACTACAGTCGACAGTAACGGATTTCTTAAAACAGCATCGCCCGTTGTAAAGATTTTTGGAAGTGGTAAATGCGAGACTAATCTCGAATCAGAAGGCTGCACCGTAACCCGTCTGGCCAAAGGGGAATACCTTGTTGAAGGATGCCAGGGATTAAATTCAGATGCAGCCTGGGGTGGTATTGATGGCGGTTTTGACATCCCCACCGACCGCAACAAGCAGCCGCTTGTCTGGCTGGATTACGAAGTTAATGCCGATGGTTCTGTTCTGGTTAAAACCTATCACCGCACACACACGGAATCGCCAGCGTTCGCCCGAAACGAGTTGCAGGGTATCAATGATGGTGATCCGGTCGATATCCCCAGCGATCAGTTTGTTTCCGTGCGTGTCGAAATGCCTGAAAACAGCGTATGGAATCAGAGCCAGAAAGAGGCAGCTGAACCTGTTTCTTAAAAAAAAGCCGCCTGTCGTATGCAAGAACAGGCGGCAGGTAGTTGCTCAGTGTTCATGCCCGAGCAATCGTCGGGAATATTACCCGATAGATAGTTAAAGACCAACTTGGCGTACCGAAGGTGATTCAGATACCAGCCACATATCGGCCTCTTCAAACATATCCTCAAGCATGCGGTTCAGCTTTTCCCGATCACTTTTGCTAGCGTCGCTATTTAATGCATTCGCCTGCATCGGCTTCACCTTCACTTCAGCGCCAGGGAAAATCTGCTGCACCCGTTTCGTCAACTCGGCCAGAATAATTTCTCTGGCGCCTGCCAAACCATCAACATTACGCTTGTCATATACCAGTTCAACGAACATCACTCTCCCTCCTTACTGACTTGATCTGTTGATATAAAAATACTACTGTATATACATACAGTCAATGGGCAAGTGAGGGTGCTGCTATGCCTCGTCAATATGATATTCACGCAGCTTTTTTAGCCTCTATAGAACAGAATCCAAAGGGTTACCTTTGTCTCAATACAAACAAATTCATCAATAAATTGCGCGAGAAGAACTGGCATTTCAGCCAGGCAGACGCTAACGCGTGGATAGAGAGATACCAGCCAGATTTCGCTGATAAGACGACGGACGGCAGTGATAACCGTTACTGGATCTTGCGTAATATGGGGAGAGTATTCTGATGGGCTTTCCTTCACCAGCAATGGATTACCAGGAACAGCGGTTAACCATAGATCTGTTATGCGGAATTGATAGGAACTGCAGGGTAATAGAAACGTCTTGCGGTTGGGCTGTCATTAACGTTGCCATGAGGCCAGAGCAGGGAGATACGCTACTGGTGAGAATGGATAACAGAAACGAGTTTGCAAAGCTATACGGGGCGGCATTGATAACTGAAGATGGTGAAACGATAGAAGGCGACGCGCTGGATGATGTAACTGTTTATGGCGTACTGACTCACACCCTTAACATTATAGGGGAGGACAAGTTACCCACTATATAACGGATAACCACTAAACTGCCTTCCCCAAAATAAAAATTAAGCTAATGATAATTATGGAGAATTTTAAACGTGAAAACTATAGTTAATCAGCCAGTAAAACAAAGCTAACTGGCTGATTAACAAGGGTTAATTTGATGTTGTTGAGCTTTGCTTCTGGAACAGTTCCCGGAAGACCGGGTAGATGTCATCCTGGTCACGAATGTGCTGCATCGCAAAGTTATCGAACATCGCTTGCAGATGCTCATACTCACGCCACAGCGTCTGGTGGGCGCGACGGGTAATTTCAATGTAGCTGTAGTAACGCACCACCGGCAGGATCTTCTTCGCCAGAATTTCATGACACAGCGGCGAGTC